AATAAAAAATAAATTTTCAACAAAAGAATTATTTTTTGTTGAAATATAAAAAATAAAAATATGTCTAAAAATGACTATATAATCAATATAAGAGAGGCTATGGCAAAAATAGAGGCTAGTAGAAACGCCATAGCTGCTCAATTAAACAACGAAGAAGCACAAGAAAATTTAAAAAATGCTCTAGAAGAAGAATTTTTAAATTCTACATTAACAGATGAAACTTATGTAAATAAAGGCGATGCTAAAGATTATTATTCTTCAAAATATCGATTAGAAAAATACAAAAGTTTAATTAATGATGATAATGAATACAATTTGTATTTAAGAAATTTATATGGAAACGCCAACACATTTTTAGAAACAAAAACAAATTTAATTGAAAATAGAAATTATGATCCTCTTACGGATTATGTGGTAGAAGTTGGAATAATAACAGAAGACACTTATTATAAAGGATCATTTATATCTTATGATGAAGTTATTTTGGAACTTTTAAACGGAACATGCACTATTGATTTTATTAAAGTCAACGGATTAGCGGGAATGATTGTTGGCACGCTGTCAAAAGATAAAATACCTTCATCCCAAGGAGATGTCAGATTAGCTTCATTTGCTGGTCTGGGAGGAGGAAGAATATTAGTTTGGAATTTATTAAAAGGAAAGTGGTCCTCTTTTTATATGTCCAATTTAAGAAGATTTATGAGCGATGAGACTTCTGATATTCAATAAATATTTTTAATGATACCCGAAGATAACAAAAATCAAATTCATTTACAGGCAGTTTTATTTCGGGAAGCAAAACTTATAGTAGCAAATTACGAATTATATTTAAAAGACAAAATATCTTCAAAAGAACTTGCACAAAAAATGTTAAGTCTCCGTGATGCCATAAAAAGAATAGAAGACTCAAAATAATAGTTGACCATTTTAGTTGTGGTGATACTATCTATGTCTATGATCGTTAACGCCGACCCAAAACTTGATTATTCTGATGTTCTTATTGTTCCTCACAAAAGCAATGTAAAATCAAGAAAAGAAGTTTCTCTTGAAGTAAACAAAACATTTAAAAATGGAACTACTTGGTCTGGTGTTCCAATCATGGCAGCAAACATGTCAACGGTTGGAACGTATGACATGGCCCTCGCTTTGTCTGAATATAAAATTGTAACTTGTCTTCGTAAGGGTGGAAGTTATTATGCAAACTTTGTTGCAAGTTATCCAGATAAAGAAAAATATGTTTCTTTGACTCTTGGTTTGGATTCTGAAAGTAAATTGTTTGTGGATTCGGCAAATATTGCTGACCCCACTTTTGTTTGTGTAGATGTAGCAAACGGCTACATGACCGAGTTTCATAATTTTACAAGAAAGGTTAGAGAAAAATGGCCGAAGTCTATTTTGATTGCAGGGAATGTCGTAACCCCAGAGGGGGTAGAGGAATTGTCAAAAGTTGGAGTAGATCTCGTAAAGGTGGGAATAGGATCGGGGTCGATGTGTCTGACCCGGCGTGTGGCAGGCGTGGGCTATCCACAACTATCAGCGGTATTAGAGTGTGCACAGACAGCCGAAGCATTAGATATTGGGATCGTTGCTGACGGCGGTATCATACACCCCGGAGATTTTGCAAAGTCATATGTGGCTGGCGCTGCCTTTGTAATGGCAGGAGGAATATTTGCCGGTCACGATGAATGTGGTGGCGAAATACGACATGGTGAGCATGGAGAGCTCCGAATGTTGCACTACGGCATGAGCAGTAAAACTGCGAATGAGAAGTACAATGGCGGGCTTTCCGATTATAGAGCATCGGAAGGACGAACAGTTGAAGTACCCTATCGCGGATCTGTACGAAATACGATACAAGAAATTTTTGGTGGAATTCGCTCGGCTTGTTCTTATGTTGGCGCTTTTGATTTGCCTTCTCTGTACACCTGTGGTACACTAATAAAAGTCAATCGCACTATTAACAACATTTTTGAGAATCACGAAATATGAACATTTTTATTCTGGACGAACAGCCTGAAATCGCAGCACAGATGATGTGTGATAAGCATGTAGTTAAAATGATTGTTGAATCTTGTCAGCTTATGTCAACTGCTCACCATGTTCTTGATGGTGAGCAGTTGGTAGTCGATACGGGCAAGAAAAAATATACCACTAGCATTTGCACAAAGAAAAATATTTGCAAAGCAACCATGATCAATCACCCTTGCAATGTTTGGGTAAGAGAAAGTAGAAAAAATTATATGTGGCTATGGAAGCATACTTACTCTTTGTGCAAAGAATATACTGCAAGATACGGTAAGGTGCACTCCATGGAAGCCATGCTAATGGACGGACTTTACAGCCCACCTGCCAACATTCCAAGAGGCAAGAGAACTCAATTTGTACAAGCCATGCCAGATCAATACAAGAATGAAAACCCAGTAATCGGTTATCGTCAATATTATTTGGCTGAAAAAACTAGATTTGCTAAATGGAAGACGGGTGTCATCCCTGTTTGGTTTTCGGCTTCTGATCCTTTGCTTGGGATTGTTGACGAAGCTCTTCTTCCCTTTTAATTCTAATTGCTTCTGCTTCTTCTTTCATTGCATTAGAAAGATTTTCCATTCTTGTTGCAATTCCAGTTTTATCTCGGATAGATTCTCTGTACTCTCTAGCATTTAAAAATTCAGATGCTGCTCCAGTTAAATCTCCAGCATTTAACATTTTTACCGCTTTTGGAGATTTGCCCAACATCCCTCTATAATATTCCGAAAAAAGTTCTCCCTGCATTTTTGGAGAATAATTAACAAAACCGGGAATCAACTTTTCTATTTTTGGAATTCTTAGTTCAACATCTCTTTTTAATAAAGCATCTGCTTGTTCTGGCGTCAATTTTTGTTTTCCACCTAAAACTTTGGAACCAAATTCTGGATCAGTTTTGTGTTCTTGTGTAAACACGCTTTGAAATATTTTGGGTGATTCGTTTGTGATTAAATGACCATGTCCAATTGTCAAAAATCCCTTTGAATCTTCATATGGGGACAATATTTTTTCTTCATTACCTGCAGATTCGTATACCTTTAAAATTTTACAAATACCATTTATATCACAAACTTTTTTTTCTGCAGGTTTGGTTTGAGAAATGACTGTTTGTGCTTGATTTTGTTCGTTTAAAAATTGTTTAAATGTTTTCATGTTATTTTGATTTGCAATTACTATTAAAGGTGCTATAATAAATCCCAACAAAGGAATCATATGAACGTAAAAGTATTTAGACTAAACTCTGGTGAAGAAATTTTATCCCGTTTCGAAGAAACCGAAACTCATTGGAATTTAAAAGATCCTGCAGTACTTGTTCCATTTGAACGCGGCCAAATCGGTCTAATGCCTTGGCTAATGTATACTAAAGCAGCTAAAGGCGTTCAAATTCCAAAATCATTCGTTGCTTTTACAGTTGAACCGCTTGATGAACTCAAGGATCAATACGATCAGAGCTTGAATAAGGGAATCGTCACTCCTTCTAAGTCGGTCGATAAGCCGGGTTTGAAGTTGACGATGTAATGAATGAATATTGATACAGTAATAGAAAATTATCTCCCCATCGCCCAGCCTCTTTCGATGGCGATGGAGCGTCAAAAAAAGCATATATCTCTTGTAATTTACAAGCGCAAAATTATCTCGGTGGGTCAAAATATTTTTAAGACCCACCCAGATAGTGTGCGTCTGGGATACAAGTATGCTGAAATGCATTCTGAATTGGATGCTTATAGAAAAATTCCAAAGTCTTTGCGAGATAAAAAACTTATCTTGCTAAATTTTAGATTTAATCGATTTGGAAATTTTAGAAATTCAAAGCCTTGTTCAGTGTGTTCAAAATGGTGTAATGAAGTTTTTCATAAAATTTATTATACAACAGATGATGGTATAACTGTGCTATAAATATTTTATATGCCAAAAAAGTATTGTTGCTGTAATGTGCAACCTCCTCCACCACCACCAGATTTAGGAACGTGTTGTAGACCAATACACCTCGGTTGTGTTGGGAAAAAATATAGATTTACAGCTAATTTTTTAAAATTAAGATATCCGTGTTTTTTAAGCACTGGAAATTTTGCAAGATATAGATGCCCAAGTGGATCTTTGGTACCAGCAGGATCTACTTGGCTCGGTGAACCGGAACACTGGAGACTTACGGTAAATTATGAAATAAAAACTGCAACGATGGTTAAGGGTGTTAAGGGGCAATTTGGTGGGTTTGGTGGTGGTATTGTAAATGCATCACCACCCACTTGCACAACTCCAGATAATATATGTAATTTTACCCCCAGCGCAACAGATCAATGCAAAGGTCCCACAAATCCATTTAATATTGCAGAAGGTATAGCAGAGTTTCGAGGTTGTTATAATTCGTATCAAATAAGAGATCCACAAAATACTTGCACACCCAATGCAAATTTAATATTAGATTCTGTAAATAATTTAACAGGCGTTAGCAATTATTCTTTTCAATTTATACCGTCATCGACTCAAATTGCTACAAATTATTCTCCCGTATTAACTCCAAATTTATTATATTTTGGTTTAAATTGTAAAACTGCTTTATTTACAGATTCTTTTATTACACCTTATGCAATAACTTTAAAATTGGGATTTGGTTTACAAACACAAGCAAGATGTTCCGGAGTTTTGACGCCGATAAATAGACCCTTTAACATAACATTTGCAAATGATGGAGTGTTTAACGAGCCCATTTATGATGGTTTATATTTAATTAATATTTTTACAAGATCATTGATTGCTACAGATCCAATGAATATATGTTTTCCAAAAAATAGTCAAATTTATAATATACCGGGCGGATGTTTTACAGATGCAGTGTCCAATAGACAGTGTTTAACTTTTAATAGAAGCACAGCATTCAAAGATGAATTTAGTACATGTACAAAAGATGTTTCTCCTTTTGTAACTGGATTTCCCGATTTTATATATGGTGGTCCAATATTAGGTTACATTCCATTTGAATCTTGTCAAACTACAATTGATAATACTTTTTTTAATTCCACATCCTTTCCACAATTATGTTCAAATTATCAAGTTGATTCTCTTATAGAGGTATTAGATGTAACATGACAGACATTAAATTATATTATTTTACTAAAAATCAAAAACAAAAATTAGCAACAATTAAAATTTTAGATGACGATACTTTAAAAATATTGTCTATTGAAGATTATGAAAATCCTGCTAAAAATATAAACTTTGAAGAAATAGAACAAAAAAATAAAACAACAAAACAAAAATTACAATTTAAACATATAATATCTTATTTAAAAGCAGAATGGTCTCTGATAAGACAGGGTAGAGTGTCTAATAAAATTTTTAATAAAAGAAAAAATATATGTTCTTCTTGTGATAAATTAAAAAATCCCCATCCCGAAAAAGAAAATTTAGGTTGGTGTGGTGGGGGGTGTGGTTGTCAGATAGGAAATCCAAGAGCAGCACTTTCTCAAAAACTTTATATGCCAACTCTTTCCTGTCCTATAAATAAATTTGGACCGGAAAAAGGAAGCGGTATAAATTGGTTCGACATTAAAAATGCTTTAAACGGATTGATGATATCTTTAAAACAATTATATAAACAATACAAGGAAAACAAAAAATGACCTGCATCCAAATACTTTTAAATTTTCAAAATGAAATTCGCCTTCACCACTGGGGTACAACTTCATACTCAACCCACGTTGCTTTGGGAGCACTTTATGAAAAACTAGATCCTTTATTGGACGCATTTACGGAAGCATATGTTGGTGTTAATGGCCGCGAAGAAGTGTTTCAGATTAGTTCTCTAACATTCAATGGTCCAAAAAGAACTACTCCAGATTTTGTTCTTAAATCTTTTGAAGAATATCTTTCAAAAGAAATGGAAAAAGAAAAAACAACCAACTATACATCTCTGTTAAATATACGTGATGAGATGCTTGCACTTGTCCAGAAAACCAGGTATCTCCTCACACTGTCGTAAGGAGACAATTATGAAAATTTCAGAGTTAGTTTACGAAATTCGTAACTTGGCTCGCAAAGAAGAAGATCCTCTAGACAAGGATCTTTTTTATCAATGCGCCAAGTCCTTAGAGATTCTTGGAAATCTTGCCAAGATTGCTGATCTTGCAGTTGCAGAACACAATGCTGCAGAGGCTCCAGCAATAAATGAAGAGGACAATGTCAAATGGAATATAGACGACACAACTCTGAAAATGCTCTCAGATCATCTTGATTCTTTGGTTCACTATAAATTTATGGATAAAGACGATAGATGGCCTTACGGTGAACAGCCATTTAAAAAATTTGTAAGTGAACACCCACCATCAGATGAATGACTCAAGTATTGAATAAATTTTAGGTGGAATCGTTCTGTGGCTTAAGACTGCCATTGTAGATGGCATTACTTTAAGCACGATAGGACTTCGATATGGGCTCTTTTTGTATGAGTCAAATTTTCGAGTCTTCTCCATCATAAAATGACTATAGATGTAGCAATTTGCTTTTTTTGCATACATCTTGCTGTCAATTTCAAGATTAAATTTTTTAATAATTTTTACTGCTCTTTTTTCGCAGTCACGTTCCATCGCACGAACGAGAAAGAATGCTCTTTTTAATTTTTGTTCTGAGTATTCTTTTCCATTAAACCATTCATCTATTATAATACCAGCGCTGTCAGATTTTGTAAAAATTTTACATTTTTTAATGCATTGTAGAAAATGGCAATATTCGTGTACCAGAGTGGACATAAATTCTGGTGAATTTTTTGCAATTTTTATTACTTTTTTACCTTCATCGAAGTAGCCAACACAGCGGTATCCCCCTACATTCACCAATTTTCCACGCCCAATAACAAGGCTCATGCCGTATTCTGCCAGATGATTTTTCACATGTCTGACAAACTGACGATTCCGCTTGTTCATAGGGGAGTCTCCTCAGTCCATATTATTTAGGATAATACTTGACAGTCAAGTAATGGGTGCTATATTATGGGCACTTCTTATAAGAAAGGAAATTTATATGGAAATTACTACTGTTGATCGTCCTACTAAGATTCAGAGAGTGTTTGATTACATGCGTTCGGGTTCCACCCTTACCGCAGGAGAGGCACGGAAGCGTTTCCGTGTGAGCAACATGCGCGCAACGATGCATGACCTCCGTGAAGCGTTTGATCGGTTTGACATGAACTACGCCATCACACGCGAAACACGCAACGGTCGTTCATACTACCGTCTGGTTCGCAATCGTAGCCGCTAAAAAATTTAATAATTTGTGAAAAAACCCACCAACTATGGTGGGTTTTTTTATGCAAAAGTAAGAACAAAAGAAAGATTGTTTGTTCCTAAAAAATTAATATTGTAATAATTTGAAGAATCTTGTGTTTTTATTAAATAAATACAAGATTGATCTGTTCCGGGTGTTCCTACAAAATAGATATCATCTGTAACTACAACATTTTTAGAAGCATCGGAATAAACTGTTACAGAATAACCTTTTAGCGATGGATGACTTAAATCTACTTTAACACCAACTTCTGTTGTAAAGGCAACGGTATTTATTAAAGTTGTATTAATATTAGAAGGATAATTTCCATAAAGAGCCGATACAATTTGTCCTGTATTATTTGTATACTGATCTATAAGAAGAAATAAAGAGTTATCAAAAGCAAAAGATTTATCTACATCTGAAGCAGAGTAATAAGAATCTGCCAACCTACTACAAGAGTCACATACAACCCATTGAATTGTATAAAGAGAATTTTCATATTGTTCTCTTAAAAATGCTTGCAATTCATTTTGTTTTTCAAAACAATTTAATTTGTTTCCATTAGAATCGTAGACAACATAACAACCCAAACGTCTTCTGCTACGAGATAAAACTGTTGGGTTTGCATTTCCTCTTAAATATTGATTTAAAATACATTGTGATGCTTTTAAATTTTCACTAGTTATTCCAGATTGAAAATATATAATTTCTTTTTTATCTTTTAATTTTAAAGATGAATTTAATTTATGTTTTCCAACATTGCTAGAAGATCCTACAATTTCAAGGTATTCTTCTTTATCAAATTCTTCTCCTAATATTCCCATATCAGTAAAAGATTTTTCTGAAGAACTGACAATATTATTTAAAATATAATTGGATAATGTAGATCCAGTATAGCCAGTTGTATAAGAAGGAGTATTTACAAAATTTTCAGAAGTGTAAAAAGAATATGTATTTCCTGAAGTAAACCCAGAAATAATATTTCCCAATACCAATCTATCAGAATTTGTAATTCCACCTAAAGAAAAAATACCAGAAACATCTGTTCTATAATTGATTCCTTCATCATAGTATAAACCATTTGAAAAATAAAAAGTAGTTCCTGCTGGAGTATTTTTGAACATTTTAATCAAATATACTCTGTCAGAATTGTTATAAGAGTTGCTATAATCAATAAAACAAGATGTACCAGAAATTGATACATTTGGTTTAGAATCAATTGTTCCTTTTACAAATACTGGGTCTAGAGTATTTCCAAATATTTCTAAACCATAATTTTGTAAAGATTGTGTTATGTTTAATGTATAAGATGGCATATTATGAAGCCATATAAGTTATCACTTGTGTTCCTGTATTAGATATTGCATAAACAGTATTGGTATTTTGAATATCTAAGAAAACATTTTCTCCTGGATCCAGAGCATAACCAAAAGATGCTCCAATTAGAGCAGAGGTATTTCCAAGATAAACAAAGTCTGTATTTGTAGAAAGAGCTCTTATGTTTATACCAGATAGACAAGTATATCCAGCAGAATCCATTTGATTTGCAGAAGATGCTGTAGTAGTCAATTTTCCAGTTTTTAGTGTTGTTGGTCTACCTACACCCAAAGCACTAAAGTCAGATCTCAACCCAACAATTTGCCCATACATGGCAGTTATACCATTTAAAATATTGGTGTCATTTATATTTGCGGTATTTCCAACAGTTACTGATACTGCAGTTGCACCAGAAAGACCAACAACAGTTACTGTTGATGGAATGGTAGCTTCAAAAGTTGCCCCAGTAATAGAAACTTTAATAGCATCGCCAACTGTACCAATGTTCCAGCCAGTAGACCCAACCAATTTTACAGGAAGCATGGTGGCCCCACTTGGCCCATAGACAGAAATTGAATCTGCTGTGGTATATAAACGTCCTCCTGTGATTTCTACTTGGCTTCCTGTAAATGTTTTTACATACACAGGAGATCCAGTTATACCAGTGGCAACTATAGTGCCACTAACCGCAAGAGGATACCCGCCAGCAGTTCCTTGTGTAGTTATGGGGCTGCTGAAACCGCTTATGGTTGCAGTCAAACCAGCACTAACAGTAACCGGTAGAGGTGATGTGCTTGACACCATATTTGCAATACCACAGTTACCGTGCGCAAGTTTTAATATTTGAAAGTGGGCAGTTACACCAGAAAATGTAGCTACGTCTGTTGCTACTGCGGCTGTTAAACCTGCTGTTTCAATAATAATGTTGTCGTCGTTGTCTGATGCCATGTATTTTCCCTATAAATAGTTCTAGAATATTTATAAGGTTTAAATGTTGATTTATTTTTAATAGAGGATATAATTAAAATGTATATGGATGATGCTGCAAAAGAAAAATTTTCTAAAAAAGTTTTAGATAAAGTAAAATTAAAAAATTCCACATTCATGGAATGTGTTTTAGAGTTATCTGATGAGATGGGAATAGATCCATCTTCTTCAGGAAAACTTTTGACAAAACCAATTATTGAAAAAATTGAACAGGAAGCTAAAAATTTACATTTGCTTAAAAATAAAAAAAATGTAAAATTACCTATTGACTAATTCGGTAATTATGGTAAACTAAACAAAGAAAGGCCGAGGTAGACCCTCGGGTTCACTATTATGGCAAATTTTTCAGATTTTAAAAAGAAGAGTAAAAACTCAGTCGCATCTCTTACGGAGCGTCTTGATAAGATGACCTCCAAGGAAAGTTATAAGGATGATCGGCTCTGGAAGCCGGGAATCGACAAGGCTGGCAACGGATATGCTGTAATTCGTTTCCTTCCTGAAATTGATGGCGAAGACACACCATTCGTAGCAGTATATAGCCATACCTTCAAGGGGAAGGGTGGTTGGTTCTATGAAAACTGCCCAACTACCATTGGAGAAAAGTGCCCAGTTTGTGCAGCAAACACTGAGCTTTGGAACAGCGGTATTGAGGATGACAAAAATATTGCACGAAACCGAAAGCGTAAGCTGACGTACATTTCCAATATTCTTGTTATTGAAGACCCAGCTAACCCGGAAAATAAGGGAAAGGTTTTCCTTTATCAGTATGGCACCAAGATCTTTCAGAAGATTCAAAGCCTTGCTCATCCAGAATTTCAAGATGAAGTTGCTGTTGATCCATTTAACTTCTGGACTGGTGCAGATTTTAAGATCAAGATTAGAAATGTCGGTGGTTACGTAAACTACGACCGAAGTGAATTTTCTTCACCTGCACCATTGCTTGGTGGTGATGATAAGAAGCTTGAGGAAATTTGGAAGAAGCAGTATCCGCTAAAGCCGTTTGTGGATAAGAGTCAGTTTAAGAGCTTTGCTGAACTTCAAGAAAGACTCAAGAAATCTGTAGGCGATGATATTCGTTCGCAGTTTACTGAATCAAAGAACATCGAAGATGATGTTGAAGAAACTGTGGTTGACAACATAGAAGAAAAAGATCCACTTCAGTATTTCTCTGAAATGGATAACGATTGAAAAAAGCCCCGAAAGGGGCTTTTTTTATGACCAAGATGGGGCACTAGCAATAGAAGAATTTTTTGCAGTAAAAAATAAATTTTGTGGAATAAAAGTTGGTCTGGATTCTACAAATTTTTTGCTATCATCTTTTTTTGTTCTATCTGACAATGATGCATACAAATCTTGCAACGATGGTATTATGGATTGGTCAATTTGATTTTTTAAATTTTGTGTTTCTTTAAAATAAGATTGCTGCATTTCTTCTTGAATTTGAGCAACATTTAAATTATTTTTATTTTGGTTTTCGGTTGCAGCAAATTGAGAAATAAAAGATGGTGGATTTGAAATTGTAGCTTCTGGTAATTCTATTTCAAGATAACTAGAATTTACTTTTTCTTGCGTGGTAAGAAAATTTTCAACTTGTAATTTTGCATTTAAAATTGTTTTTTCTGCTTCTATATTTGCTGATTGATATTGATTTTCTTCCATGTTAACTCTTTCCGGAAATTCTAATTTTTTCCATTATTTTTTCATTATGTTCTGCTAAAAGGTTTATGTATATTTCTCTTTCCCAAAACATCATATTTTCAATATCATTTAAAGACCATTTATAATTATTTACTAAATTAAAATTTACTTGATAATAGTCTTTTAAATCAAAAAATTTCATGGATAAGTAAAAAAACTTAGGATACCAGACACCTCTCTTTCTCCTTCTTCGGTGTCTATGTTAATATAAAGTTCTGGTTGTAATTTAAATTCCTTTTCCATTTCATTTAAAAATGACAATGGTAAATTTTCTAATGATTCTTTTATATCTTCTGGTACAAATTTTTTAAAATCAAAAATTTCATTTTTAACAGTTATTTTTGATATAAAACATTTTATATAATCAATTTTATCATCGATATTTGTTTTCGATAATAGTTCTATAGTTGGAGTTTTTATCTCTATATAAAAATTTTCATTTATTTTAATTGTTTTTTCATTTAAACAATTTTTAAATTTTATATCTTGTATATTAATGGAAATGGTTTTTTTATTTAAAATTAAATTAATAGTTTCACCAACACTTTTTGCGCGCATGCATAAAAACAAATATTCGGCATCAGCCAAACATAAATCATGAACATTTATGCCTTTTGAATTTGATTTTAGCAGATCAATCATTCCATTCAAAGATATTTTTTTTGAATTTTCTGATAAAATTAAAGAAATGTTTTTTGCATCTTTAACTTTAAATGGATTGAATTTTACTGTTTTTTTAGAAAAAGGCAAAACGCATTCATAAATTGGAAAATTATTTTCTATAATATTTTTTAAAGAATTCATAATATTAATTTGGATCAAAATCCATTGTAAAATCTCTAAAACCAAATGTCACGACATATCTCATGTAAGTATCAGCTTTCATCATACTCATAAAAAGTGGCTGCGTTTCTACTGGAAAAACTTCATAAAATGTTGTTTCACTATTTTTATTTCCATTTGGGTCTAATAATGAAAGTTTAATAGTAACTGGAGCAACTGCAAAATCATAATATGGTAAAATAAATGGTCTACTTGGATTATTTTGATAACTTGAATAAAAATAATTAAACCATCTATTAAAAAAATCTAAAATATAATTGTCATTAGTAACTGCAAAGGTTGCAACAATTCCGTTACTACCAGATGCTAAAATATGTTGACTTCTTGGAACCAATCTTCCGTTTCCATAACCAGATAAACTGTCCTGTATAAAATACATGGCTCTTGGCCCCCATTCAACTTGTTCTGCCTGTATTTCGACTGTTCCAGTTGTCGAAACATCATTTGGCAATCCACTAATAGCCATCACAAATCTATTTGACAACTGCAAACCATTATGGTTTGCAAAAAAGTTTTTGATGTTATCTATAGAATTGAAATTAGGAAGAGAGGTCATTGAATATTTCTTTTTCCGTTATTATTTTAAATTCCATTTTATTGGCTCTACAATATTTATCAGCCGCATTCCATTTGGCGTTATTTATTATCCAAGTTATTTTTTCTTTTTTTGATGCGTTCTCTTTCAATATTGTTTGTTTTTTTGGTTTTACTTCCAACATCCAAGATTTTATAGAACCATTTGTATTAAATTTAATTAAAAAATCTGGATAATAATTGTGAATTTTTTGATCTAATGGATTTATGTAAGGAATTGGAAGTTCCTCAAAACTCCATTTAATTACATTAGAATTGTCATCACAGAATTTGCAAACATTTCTCTCCCAAAGGGATCTACACTTTATTTTTGTATGATCGCCAACATATTTTTCTATGTTTTTTGGTTTGTAAATTGTTTTGTATGCCAATTGTAAAATTAAAATAAAATATTAAATTAATATAGTTTTTTATTTATTCCCTCGGCCCCCGTGTACCTGGCTGGCCTGGCCAATAGCCGTGCCATCGCCTCCACAAACTGTCGGCAAGGTCATCTACATAATCACTTGCCTCAGTTGGTCTGATACCAAATAATTCACCCGCCTGTCTATCCAATTCATTGGGAAGATAAGGTGCATAATCATCAAATGTTACGCTTGGCCTATCAGAAAACCAATCGTTCCACCATTGTGTTCCCAGAAAGGGAATTTCTTCCCAGTTTCCTTCATTATATACGGTCATCAATTGCGATACTAACCACATAATTGATCCAATATCACCAAGTACACCTACAATGGGACCAAGAAGTGGCATAAGATGTGCTGGTATAGGTGTACCCATAAATCCTAATTCAATTTGTCCAATTTGACTTGCAAGCCAATCCAACGCTTGCTGTATTTGATTTGGTGTCAATATTCCATGAACTTTTCTTTCATATTCAGCATACCATGATTGTTGTTTTAATGTCTCATAATATGTTCTAAACCAATTTTTCATGGCTTCTGAAAACTGTTGCCTGCCTTCTGGAGTATCTGGAAAATCTGATAGATTTGGAAATGGATTTTCGTTTTGATATTGTTCTGTCCAGTTTCCAAATTCCTGTACCCAAAACATAGGATCCGAAGGCAAGTCTTCAAAATTTGCCGGTTTTCTTGGTATTCCTTGATAACCATTAGGTTGATTTGGCGACATGTCTCTCAACAAATCTTCTCCAGGATTTAAATTCCAAGTTGCCGGATTTAAATTACCTGGAGTAAGATTATATTCAACTCCAGTTCCGGATGGACTCGAAATGTATGATGGATTTGGATTATTTGTAGTTACAGTTGCTTCATTTAATAATGATAAAATACAATTATTTAACTTTAAAGAATTTTTATTATTTAATCTCATATTTTATCTTTTAAAATTAATTATTTTATGATGCAAAATCTCCCGCATCGCTGGAACTACTCCACATCCACCCACCACCTTGTCCATTTGGACCTGGAGTAAATATCCATGCACCTTTATCATTGCCACCAATAGGAGAAGTTCCGTCTTGTGTCCACCATCCAGGTGGATTTGTTTCAGAAGGAACCCATGTCGCCGGAGTGGTTCCACCGGGGCAGTTAGGAGGTCTTAATCCAGGATCACTTGGTGTTGGAGTTTGTCCAGCATCGTAATTTGGATGCATTACATCCAGTGTAATTTTTCTTTCTGGAGGACCCGGATCAATTACAGTTCTTGGTGTAGAATAATCTCCCGATCTAAGTCTCTTTAGGGCATCTGACAAACTTTCTCCATTATGGACTTGAGCATAAAGCTCAAGATATCTTCTTGCTCTTGCTGCCTGTTGCTCTGGAGTAAGAATTCTTGTTCTTGACATTCTACGCACTGCATCTGCGGCTGCCTCTTGCTCTGGTGTCAAAGCTTCGGTTTTCTTTAAAAGCTTTCTAAGCCACCCCATTGCAGCAGTTTGCTGTTCTGGCGTGCCATTTTCAAGAAGATCCAACCAATATTGAATTTTTGCTAAATTTTCAAAAATTGCTGGATTCATTCCTGGGAATGCTTCCCGATCCACGTAATCTAACACAGGACCGCCACCACCGCCACCAGCACCACCGCCACCCTGACCTCTTCCACCACCAATTGCTCCAGAATCACCACCTCTATCGTCACCTCTGTCTGGAGGAGGTGGCGGAGCGCTTCTTTCATCTTTTGGATCCCCAGCTTCACTCAAAAATGAAATTTGTTTTTTTAAAATAAAAATTTGTTCATTTAAAACTTCGCAACGGTTTTTATAGAAATTGGTCAGGTAATTCATAATATTATTTAGTAATTATTTTTTTATTGTTGTCCAGAAAAGGGATGTGGAACAATATTTGGAGGAGAGTGGGTCATGGGAATCCAAACACCGATTCCTTGACCACTTGGCATTTCATATTGTAAACTTTCAAATACAAACCATTGATCGTTGTGTTGTGTATAAAACCAAGGACCATATGGTGCGCCTTCTTTTATGTAAACAGGTCCAGGCCAGCCAGAAGGAACTCTAGGAATATCTGCAATAGTCATTATATGTTTAACAATCACAGAATTTTTTGGAAGTCTTTCTATTCTATCCATAGTACTGTTCAATAATTTTTTAACATTTGGATAGCTTCTTGCAGATTGGTCTAAATTTATTTTAAGTCTTCTGAATAAGTTGTTGAAGAAACCAAAACCCGCCTCTGAAGTTTCTTCTTCAGAATTTCCATCTCCGGGAGATAAAATTGGACCACCCCCTCCACCACCAGAATTATTTCCACCTCCGGGAGGGGTGGAATTTCCAGATTCACCATATAGAGGATTGGCTGTAGTTTGATCGGTCCAAGATTTCACCGGAGTTATCAATACAGATTCATTTAAAAGTTTAGAATATCTTTTTAAATAATCTGTAGTTGATTTTACATATGGATTATGGTTTTTCATAAAGATAGAAATATTTATAAATATTTTTACTATGGACTATATAACAAACTACTACAAAAATTTGTCAGAACAATTGCAAACAAAAGTTAATGCTCTCAAAAAACAAAAAGCTTTATATGAAAACATTAACATTCCAGGATCATCAAATTTTCAAAATTTAATGACACCTGAGCAACCAACTTCAGTGGTAACAGGAAAAATTACATCACCGTCTCAAGAATTTTCTAAAGCACCAGATAATATAAGATCAGAGGGGTATTGGTACAACAAAGTAATAAATCCTTTTTCTGGTGGAGATGCCAGCGATCCAGCTGCTTTTAATTCTAGATATGCATATGTCATGGCAAATTGGAATAACATGACAGAACTTCAACGCCAAGGAATTCTTGCAAGCATGATGGCGGCTGCTCCTGGAAAGATGACCGGTCAGCAATTTTTGGCATTGTTTCCACAACATATTCAATCTTTTCTAATTGCAAACTATAACAGCATTTATCAAATTTATTCTGATACATGGGGTTGATATATTACATGCCTAATATTAAAAAACGGGTTCAGAAATGAGCCCGTTTTTTTTCGTTTTATAAATATTTTCAATATGAACTATCTAACAAACTACTATAAAAATCTTTGCGAACAACTTCAAGAGCAAATTAACATTCTTGAAGCAAATATTCGCTCGGCATCCGAAATTCAAGAATTGGGAAGGCAAGCATATGAAAAAGCTTTGAACAAGAAAAAGATGGAACTTGGCAGAAAACTAACCGATGATGAAGTTTCTGCTATTGCCGATGAAACCATAATTCCATACACCAATAGAGCTGAAAGCAGAGAGGAATTGATCAGACGCGCATTAGCACAACTTCCAGTAGTAGCAAAATCAGGCGACGTTGAAACTGCAACACAAGTTGCAGACGTGCTGGGAGATATTTCAAAGAAAAATATTGTTGGAAAAGTTGCCGGATACGGAAATCTTAGTCCAAGGACTGCAGAAATTATGAGAAAATTTGATCAAGGAACTGCCGAAATTGGCAAAGAGATACGAAAGTTTGGTGGGCAAACTACAGTCTTCGCAGACATTCCAGCAATGAGAAAAGTAATTCAAATGGGTAAAGGAAGATACCAACCACCACTTCCAACACCACAGACAATGCACGTAACACCATCACACTATTAAGAAAAACATGGATTACCTAACAAAATATTACAAAAATCTTTCCGAAGAACTTCAAGAACAAGTTTTTATTCTAGAATCTGTAATCAATGAGGCTCGTTTAAAATCTCCAGAAACAATAAGAAGGGAAGGTCGAAATAATCCACTCTTACAAAAAGGAGCTACAAAAAGAGCTCAAGAACGCGAAGACCTTTTTGGTTATTTATTATCACAATTAGGCGAACGGAATCCAGATATAGATAAAAAAGCAGCAGAAAGAGTTATAAGAGATGTCGCGTTTGATGGTCAAGTTGATGCCGAAGAAGCTGATTTATTAGCTAAAACATTTGGTGATAGAGGAGATTCACCAAGCACATCAGACGATTTAAAACATATATTGTCTACATATCGTAGAGAGTATCATTCTGATTGGCGCAACAATCCCAACTGGGCGTTGTGGGATGAAGAAGAGAGACTTAACAAGGCCAGAGAAAGAACTTATAAAAAATATAATAAATAAAATTTAAAATTTTTCGAATAAACTTTTGGGCTCCTTTTGGGGCCCAAATTTTTTTTATGCCATCCCATGCTTTTTAAGGTTTGGGGTCATGGGGGGTGGCCAAAAAATTTTTAGACCATCAAGGTATTTTAAAATATTTGAGAAAATTTGAGAGGGATGGCTAGCCCTAAAATCTTAACACAACTTTAACTTTGTAAAATAACTGTTTGGATACGATGAATCTTAACAATGTTAAGAGTCTACATTCTTCGCGCTTATCCCTTGAATCCTATGCGCGTTCGGTATCATGGGGCCATGGCCCGATGATAAGGGATCCGAGTGGATCCGGCATCGGGAGGACCGCGACGGGCTACGGGCCCGGAAGGATACCGAAATGAACGACTACTCCGAAGGTGTCAAGGAAATCGTCAAGGCCGCCACTCCGAACGAGGCCAAGCAGATGCCGTGGGCATTCGCAGCAGTGCTGACCATCGACGGTGTCCATCACGACATTGTGGAACGAGGCGTGGTTACCGCGTCGGAACACTCGCAGGCATTCGCTACCAAGTTTCCGATGCAAGATGCTATGCTCGTGGCCGCCGCGCGATGCGGTGCGACGCGCGCCGCGCTCCTCGCGGTACTTGCGATGGGTCCGGCTGCGGTTTCGGCTGCGGCTGCATCGGTCGATCCGACCATCCGCGACGCGATTCTGAAGGCCCGCGATGCGGGCGTGGCCACCACGACCACGACGGTCCGCAGGGTGCGAGTGACAATCAAGTAACCCGATGGGGGGGTGACCCCCCCATCACTACCCTACCAACCCCCCACGGACAACCGTGGGGGGTTGTGTTCGTTTACTCGCACGCCGACCAGGGAGAACCCTGGATGGCTGGACGGAAACGGATGTCAAGAAAAAACTTTGTTAAGATTGAAAAAAAAACTTTGTTAAGTTTTTGACTACTATCCAGTGCGTTCGCGCACTGGATAGTAGTGGACGTTATCGGACGGTATCGGACGGTATTAATATTGTTAAGATTCGAAACTTCCGAGCGTAGATACTTGAATCCTATGCGGATCGGATATCATGTCGATACCCTAACCGCCCCACGTGGGCACGGAGCACCTAATGGCACGTATCGCATCACGCTACCTTCCGCACTACATTCAGGTCCGTTCCAACGCTATCGACGCGTTGGTCCACCTACTCTCCGATGCCACGCCCGAGCACCTGCGCGCTGCCGAGTGTTGGTACGTTGAGGCGGGCGCGTTCGCCGAATCCCTCCGCCCGACCACCGGGTGGAGCCTCGAAACGTCGGCCAGCGTCGTGTCGGCATTCTCGCCCCGTGTCACTTGGGCGCACAATAAGGCCAAGGCCACGCAGTACGCGCAGGGAATCACGCCGAAGGGTCTACGCTCGCACGTGGTCGCGGCGGATCGGTGCGTCGCGGAAGGATTCAACGGGCTGCGCGGGCTCAAGACTAACGCCTTCGCCCGTGCCATCGCCGGGGACCGTGAGGCGATCGTGGTGGACGTGTGGATGTGCCGCGCTGCGGGCCTCGGGAAGGATGCTCCGAATAAGACGGAATACCGCGCCATCGCGGACGCTATCCGGACCATCGCGGGCACGCCTGCCGTGTGCATGGCTCCGGCCACCCTTCAGGCCCTGCTGTGGATCATCGTTCGGGGGAAGGCGGAATAACTGGTGCAAGGGTAGGACCCCCGGCCCCCGTAGGGCCGGGGGTTCATTTACAACAACTATCAGGCGCAAAATTGCGCCTGATAGTAGCCTCGGACGGTA